CGAGAATATTTAAGGGATCATCAAGATGGACATGGGGAATTTGTAAAAGGTGTCTGGGTTAGTGCTAAATCTATTCCTGGCAGAAGTTTTTATTTTGAAACTTACCTTCCTGATTATGGTGCTTTGTATGACAAGCTACCTATTTCAGCATTCCTATCGAGCCCCGATACCCCGACCACAGATATGGATCTTTACAATCTTCAGTTTTGGAATTGCATGGATTATGGCGTGGTATCTATTTGTAAACAATTTATAGGATCAATGGACTTCGAAATTCTTACCAGGGATCACGGTACAATGACGGGTTCTTACATTTGTACAATAGATAACTATCATCAAGATCCAAACGTAGTTGATTATTCTACCAGCGAAACACCAGCAGAACATAAATCATTTAATTTACTTGAACTAAAAAACGGACAGTTCTGCCTGTATCCAAATAACAGGATGAGAGTTTACGACAATTCTTTAACACCAGACAAGCCATTGCAGCCAGACTTCAAAGTGAGTACAATAGAGTACCAAGTTGAGAATGGTCAAAAATTTAGACTTGGTGATACTGATGAATACTTTTGGAAAACCAAAGATGAATGATAGAGTTTGCTTTAGTCTATATGATAGGCACGATAATAATTAATCAAGACCAGACATTTCCCAATGTTAATGATTGTCTTTATTTTGCTAGACGATTAAACGAACAACCAGAGATTCCATACCCAGATGCCAAGTTCAGAAAGATCACAGCCTATTGTAAGCCCGTGCCAAAACGTCTGCAAAATAGAAGATAATATTTGCATAGGTTGTTTTAGAACACTTGACGAGATATCTGTCTGGTCAACGCTATCTAACCTAAAACGTAACGAAATCATGGAATCTGTGAAAAAACGAGGCTCTCAGATGCCTCAGAATCGTTGAAACAAAATGCTGTGGTATGATTACTACCTAGAATAACCTTCTTTTTTCTACATTTAAATTAAATACCCTAGCGTGAATTCACGCTATTTTAGCAATAATATCTTTCATGTTTACCTAGTTTTTTATTATTAAGAACGAATGTATAACTAATAATAGAAAAGGAGTACCAAATGTTATCAAAATGGTTTTACAAATTTAAAATAGGAAGAACAATTACAGCTTTACATAGTTTGGATGATGCCACACTAAAGGACATAGGAATACATAGATCAAATATTAGATCTCATGCTTACGAAGTTTTTGAAAATGAAAAGCCAGAAGAAGATCCGTTGACAGAATTACATAATTTATATGTAAGATCTACTTACTAACCGACTTCGCCCCAATTGTCGCCAAGTTCTGCGTCAACTTCAAAAGGTACGTTTAGACCAGAGACACAGTTGGACATGATATCAACGATCTTGTCTACCTGTTCTTGGCTTTCAATGTTGAAACATAATTCATCGTGCACTGTCAATGTAGGTGTAAGACCTGCTGCATGACAATCGACCATTGCCTTTTTAGTTTGGTCGGCACTAGACCCTTGAATCAATCTATTCAAAGCTTTGTATGTAAAAGCTCTTTTTATATTTGTGTATTGCTTTATAGCTTCATCCATTGGTAATGCTTTTTTGTAACCAAATCCTTTAGGCTCCCACATATCAAACCTACATTTTCTTCCAAGCTGAGTTCTTATCGCTCCTTTGTTTGATGCGTAAGAAGAAACCCTGTTAGCCAAGTCTCTAACAAAAGGAACCTTCTCATTATATTTTTGTAACAAGGCCACGGCCTCATCTTCTGTTATAGATAATGTATCGGCAAGTTTCTTTTTACCCATACCATACATAATTCCAAGATTAACTGTCTTAGCTTCTTTCCTGTTTATGTTTGCCATGTCAGCTACCATTTGATGAAAGTCTGCTTTACCTTCTTTATACATCGCTACAACATCGTCAATTAACGGGTGTCGTAGATCCCCTGTTGAATTAGCACAGTAATGAGCCAACCATCTAGGTTCTTGTGAAGCATAGTCAAACGACCCCCATTTGGTTCCTTCCTCTGGAATAAACAATCCCCGGATTGCTTTTTTAATATCAGGGTCTCTTGCAGGAATTTGTTGTAAATTCGGATTGCTAGAACTAAACCTACCTGTTACAGTACCCCCATCGTCAGTTCTCAAAGGATGAAAGTCACAATGAATTCTACCATTATGGGCATGATTAAGAATAGTCTCAACAAATGTCGTATTTGCTTTATTAAGTTCTCGTATCTTGGCAATCTTATTCGCAATGGGATGAGGATGATTCGTCAAAAATTGTTTTGTGAACATGGGAGACCCAGACTTTTCTGTGCGAGAATACTCCAACCCAAGAAAGTCAAAGGTCTTTGCTATAGATGTGGCGACCCACGGTTCAACAACCACCCCGGTATCTTTGGATATCTCTTGAAGTAATTTCTTTTCTTCACTAGCCATAATTTTTTTAACTTGTTCGGCTTTGTCAATATCAACCCTGACCCCTCTTGTTTTCATTTCAAAAATAACAGGTAGTAAATCAGACTCTAATTCAAAGATAGATGTGCATTCTTCTTTTTCTAGGTTAATACTCAAGTGGTCATACAAACGTAATGTCACGGCTGCATCTTGTTCTGCATAAGCACCAACATATCGTGAGGGTAGCTTATACATCTCTGATTTAGGATCAACACCAAACTCAGCTGCAGCAGCTCTCAGTATTTTTTCACTTTTAGATTCATTTAAATAATCTTTTGCTAAAGAATTTAAATTATAAAATCGTCTGTTTTCATCAACTAAAGGAGCAGCAATCATGGTATCTATTATCTTACCTTGTACTTCAATACCCTCTGCTCTTAACCAACCAAGATCATACATAGCATTATGAAATACTTTCGGTATGTCTGGTGTGGCCATTTGTTTCTTTAACCAATTGAAAACAATACGTTTATCCATGTTCCCTGCCGCATGACGAATAGGATAGTATCCATGAAACTCTCCTGCAGCAACAGCTATGCCAATTATATGGCCATCATTTCTACACCAACCAGGTCCAAGCTTAATTAGATTCGGATCTTTTGTTTCTAAGTCAACAGCAATTCGTGTAGCTTTTGTAAGATCAGGAAATGTATTAGGGGGCGACCAATCTGAATCTGATTTACCCCAAGCTATGTCTCCAATGTCTTGTTCCAATAAATGATATTGGTGATTATCAATTTTCGTCATTAACTATTTCTCCACCTAGTGCAGCGTACCCTATAATATCTGTCCAAGAATCATCCTTTGAGATATCCTCGGCAAGTCTAGCAACTTTAACACCGATCATACAAGCAACAACTTCTTCTGGAGTTATAGGTTCATTTAGTTTCTTCTCTAATAGAATACTCCAAATGTCTGCTATTCGCTTATGATTCTTTCTAGCTGGACCATACTCCTTCGCCCTCTGACCATTGATGAGTCCTTCAGCTTCTTTTAAAAAAAATTCTCTGTCTTTAGATTTTGTAGCCACTTTTATTCCCTCTTTCGATTACATGTAGTTGTTTTCTAGCACGAGTTGCCCCTACATAGAACACTCTATGTTCGCTATCTTCATCCCCTTTTTCTTGAATTATTTTTGGTGTCTCTAGTAATAAGGCTACGTTATCCGCCTCGCCACCTTTTGATCTGTGAATGGTCGATATCCGAATCCTCGGAGTCCCTACCAGAATGGATTCTCCTCTCCTCAGAGCCGATGTTATATAAATCCTCTGTTGCTCCGTCACGTTCAGAGCATCCCACCAACTCATACTCTTGTTTAGATTCAACTTTAAATCTAAATTTCTCTCTAACAAATCGTCTAGTGTGTACCTTCGTGTGGAATCCAAAAGTTCTATTTGTTTCTTGCCACCATGACCAATGATGTCTTTTGCCGTTTTCTTTGAGAAGGCCACTAATTCTTGAACACTCACAGATTTGTCTTTGCATAATTTTACCCATACCTCGATGCTGTTGATGATGTCTTGTGAAACAGACCAACCAGATCCTTCCCGCCAGAATATGAAACCTTGTCTTTTAAGGTCTTCTGAAACTTCTGTAAGTATTCTGTTCGTTCGAGCAAGGACGTACCACTCTCCGGTTGTAAAGTCTAAGTCCATTATATCATAATGAAACCTTAAAACACCTTCTTCTTCACGAGGTTGCCAATCTTTTTTTTGTCTGATACCAACATTAGAAATTATCTGACTAGCAAAGTTATGAACTAACTTAGGAACTCTGTAAGATTTATCTAAAATAATTTTATTTTCGCAAGAGTATAAAAAGTCTCTTACATCGGCACCTGCCCAATTAAATATACATTGATCATCGTCCCCTGCATAATAAGCTTTCTTTGAATTAGGTAACAAACATTCCTTAATCATTCTCCATTGTATGGGAGATAGATCCTGTGCTTCATCGACAATTAACAAATCTAGGTCTGGTCCTGTGCCCATCTCCAAAAACTTTAAAAGCATGTCTGTAAAATCTATCTTACCTTTTTTATTTTTAAAGTCTCCATAAGCTTTTTCAACGACAGTAACATAATCTCTGTGTAAAGTTGTATCATTGAATTCATCAAACTCTTTTAATATTTCTGTCCCTTTTAATCTAGACATTTGTATTACATGAAAATACCTATCTCCATCCGTAATTCCGGGTGTAAACAAGTCTCCTTCTTCTATGTTTATTTTTTCTTCTT